GTCCTGGTCAGGAAGTTTTGAGCGGTCCATGTGTTTGCATCCACTGTCATATCCGCATCACATTTTAGTGCAGTGAATGAATAAGATACCGTTCCACCGGCATCGGTAAGATCGTAAGTAAATAACTGGATCAGGTTATCAGAGTTCAGGTATTTTTCGCAAACTTCAAAAATATTTCGGATATATATTTTATCGTTAACATCATACAGGTAAGTTTCAAGCAAAACAGAAACGCCACCAACCTTCAATTTAAAAGTAGCCGAAGTTAAACCGGCATTTTTTGTCAGGATAATATCCGGTACAGACTTTTGAAAATAGATTGCTCCGTCGATTGGTTGTTGCGTTATGACCATAAAAAAAGCGGTTGAATTATTTGACGATACAAATAAAATCAACCGCTTAGTGCGAAAAAAAGACAGTATTTAGTGAGATGGCAATTCTTTTTCGTTACCGGTTCGCATTAGCCATACCGGAGTGGAATCTTCGAAACCTACAGAATAACCCATCAACGTGAGATGTTTGGCTATTTCGTTGGTGCTAAAGTCAGCCATTGGTCGAAGATCCATTTTAATTTCTTCACTCGTTTTCCGTATCGTTGCCGTTTTTTCGTCGGCCTGCAGGAACTGTCCGCAGTACCGTGCCAAAATAACATCTTTGAATGTTGGTTCATGGTCAGTCATTAGTTGCCTCCTTCCGTATTTATTTTTTTAAAGTCATCTTTTATGCAAATCAAATTTATAAGCGATTCTTTTATCTGACTATCAAAGTCATCTGTCAATATCATTACACGACATAGTATATCCTGCATTTCGGATAAGTAAGTTACATATCTTTCAGGTGCGCCATTTTCAGCCCAATTGCCAAATACTTCTGCGGCATTATCAGTCACTTTAAAACCATTAATAACTGTGTTTGCTTTCATGATTCGACTCCTTTCTCAATTTGGCTAATAATAGTATAAATATAATAGTCTTCTGAATCGATGGTAATTTGCGTATCAAGTCCATTTTTTACAGTATGTATTTTTGCATTGGATAACTGAGGACTAAATAATAATTTCAGAAACCAGCGTAAAACAACATTGGTTTTAATTGTCATGCCATGCCTCCTTCCTTAATCACCAACGCATTACCCAGTTCCTGAATATGCATGGTTATAATAGCACCTTTATGAATCATTACATACACCATTTCACTTTCGCTTTGGTGCACACTCAGGTCAATTTTCTTGCTTCCGCAAGCCAGCTCATTAATTACATGGCACACAGCAGCAGCCACTTTTTCTACATTTGTTTTTTTCTTGAAAGTAAGTTGAAGGCTTTCAACTTCGGCTGTAGCTTGTACAGCGGATTGGTTTTTTTTCATTTTGGGAGTTCTGTTTTAGTTTTTTGGCAATAAAAAAAGCGATGCCAATATCACGCTACAGAACTCCCGAAGGTATTACCGCTCCAAACGGCTCGTGATATGGCATCGCCATATTTTCAATAAGTTAGTTTTTGGGCATAAAAAAACCACATCGTTATGTGGCACGTAGTGCCTTCGTAAGAGTTCTGTACTGCAAAAGTGAGAATAATATTTGTAATTACAAAACAAATGTGTTATTATTTATGAAAAATCACCAATTATTTATTTTATCATTGAATTTATTAGTTGAAAACTTTATTTTTCCAACTTCATTAAATAAATCATTAGATAATAATTCAGCCTTAATCTTTATATCTTTCCAAACCTTATTATTAAAACTTTTCAAATCCCATCTACTTTCTCCTTCATATTCCTCAGAAGTTGTAATTAATCCAACCTCGCAACTAGAATTATGACCAGGATCATTATTGTGAATAAAATTTGTAACTACAACTTTAAACCGGCCATCTTTTATTTGAAATTTTATAGTGTATTTAATTGTTCCATCGTAGCATGAATAAATTAGTTTACCCATTGAATAATCTTTTCTTGGACTTATAATCATTAAACCCGCATCCCTATCATCTACCTCAATAACTGCTTTAGCAGACCTGTAATTCATTCCAATCCATTCTTTTAATCCATTGTAGATAGCATTACTTTTAATACTATCTACTTTAATTACTTTTTCAAAACTCAAAGGATCTTGAGCCATTAAACCTGAAGCTATAAAAAGCGATATTATCGCTACTAAAATAATTTTTTTCATATTCATTTTTTTTTTAAAGTTATCCGACAAAGATACAAAAAATGTTTAATTATTAATATTTGCATGTATAACACTGCACAATATTGCACAAAAAAGCCCCACCGATAAAGGTGAGGCTTTCAATTATATGATATAAATTTATAACTCTATCATTTTATATCCATATCTGGCAGATCCATTCACACGCTTTACCTTTTTTTCAAACCCGATTCCAGTCAAACACTTTCCTACATTCATAATTGTTGTATGTTCCTTAATTTCATCATCCAATTTATTGAAAATATCTGTTGGCATCAGAAATATATATGGTTCGTTGGCATCAGGAACCCTATATTTTTTTAATATGAATTCTTTTATGTTCGGCAGAAACTTTCGTTTTGTAATAACCAATTTTGAAGTTGCAGCTTTACATATCGCATTTTTATATTTAACCAATTTGGGAGTAGTCGAAGAAACAACTAAAATGAATACAATGAAATCTTGAATATCAAAACATAAATATCCTTCATCCGTGATATTTTCAATTTTAGAATTAATATTGAGTCCTAGTTTATTAAATTCTATCATTGTATTTGTAAAATTTAACTTGTAATCTTCACAAAATAGCTTTATCGCAACAAATATTTCCGAATCAATCTCTAATGTCTGAACTTTCCAGCCCCATAAATTTTCTGTTTTCATATTCTTATGTATTAAATTTCTGCAAATATACAGTAAATTTAATTACTACATACTACGTTTTTCGCAAAAAAGCGCAAAATCAATAAAAAAAAATATGCAAAGTAACCTGCTACCCTACTACAACATTTATTTATATGATTATCAAATCATTAAACTTGTGATTTAACTAGTAACCTTTATATAAAATAAAAATATAATTTACTACATACTACATTATTTAATATATAAGTTATTTAATATCATCTATATAGCTGTAGTATATTATATTTTTTACACAAAAATAAATCACGATAAATTAAAGTTAATATTACATAGTAGTAAGGTAGTAATATACATAAAAACACATTTATAGTTAAATAATACTACTTGCTTACTACCTTTAATTATTTAGAATACAAATACTTACAAAGGTTTTTATTTTAAAATAGTAATATAGTAACCTACTTTTGAAATATTTTGTTTACACGTATATTTCTTTATTATATTATATAACTTACTCATAATCAATATATTATAAATATGAATATAAAATAAAGTATTTATGTCTGATATAGAATAAAATAAATCATCTAACTGGTTGTTTCAAAATCAATTACAAACGTTATTGAAGGAGTTTTGTTCCTTAATTATATACATTTTCCGCCTTTCACTATATTATTCACCTGTAAATCAGCTCATAACGCCTTTGCAAACTTTTATTTAAAGTTTGTTAGTGTCTACAGACCCCGCCCCGCCCTCTCGCTCGGATGTCATTACAGGCTTGAAAAGGCGTGTTATATGCTCAAACATTAACAAAATCGGGTGGTAAAAATGCCCATTACTCTATCAATGTCCTGAAAGGATCATTGATTGTGTAATGACATAATGCTTCCTAAAAAAATCAATTACTCATTGGGTTTTGGAAGCTTGTAAGATAGGATGTAATGAGATGAAGTGAGCGACTATACGAAGTCGCTCACCAGGCTGGAGTTGAATGAGGATTCAACCGGGAAGTTATTCATACCGATGTAAAGACTATCGAATGCGTCAGTACCATCGGTTCTGTGTTCGCGTAAGTCTTCGTCGCTTTCTGCGAGCTTCTCTCCGCGCTTATCTTTTTTGAATCCTTCTGGTCCCTGATAGATTCCTGTTTGTTCCATAGCAAGCAACAGTGGCTCGTTATTGGGCTTATTGAATAGTGGAAACAAACCCTTCTGTCCTTTCAATCCCATGTTGATAAGTAGATGCTTATCCATGTGATTAAGTGGATTGCCAATGTGTACGCCTGTAACGTGCCATTTGTTACGCATAAAGGTGTCCATGACTACAGTTGCAAAGTCACTATCATTCACTGCATAGTTGCTTCCCAGTGCTGTGTTGTCGTAGTAGTAGATCACTTCCTTACACTGTTGATCACGATAGTAATGGCAGAAGTCATTGACTAACTCAACCAACTTACGATCATACTTTACAAAGAATGATTTCAATACCTTCAGCTTTATCCCTGAGCGTTGTCCTGCCACAATCCAGTTGATGTTGGCGTTGTAGTCCATTGAAATACAAATAGGCTTATTTCGGTCTAAATCTCCATCCTGTAGACATGATAAGTCTTTAGTTTTGTTGAAGTCGTACTCTAAGTTGAGTAGGTAAGAGTTATCAAAATCAGTGTAATAGTGTATATTTTCATTCAGGTTGTTGTAAAAACCATCCTTGAGTAATCCAACACGTTTACAAAGAATTGAGGTTTGGAAAATAAGTGGTGGCAAATCCCGCTTCATCTGCTTGATATAGCCTTCGCCTAACACCTGCAGGTTTTCAATAGAACTAAATACATTATAATCAACTGCAATGTGTTGAAATTGAGCTAAATCACGACTCAACGTTTTGTAATAGTCAAACAAATA